ATTTGAGGCTACACTCAGCCGAACGGGAATGAAAAAGAAGTTCTGGAAAATTCACGATTGCCCCCAAAGGTTTTACGATTACAACTTCTAATATGGAAGACCTACACGAACTCATTAAATATCAGCGTGAGCGCATCCTAGCCCTTGAGGCTAGGTTGCAACTACGCGAAGCCGAACTATCTTTACTACGAGCAAAGACAGAAACCGATAATTCAATTAACTCTAAACTAAATTCAAATGGCTAAGATCCTAGACATCACCCCAACAGGCGTATGGAACGACCTACATAAGTTTGATGTAACAATGGACGATGGCGCTAAAGGCACTTCGTTCGCAAAGACGAGCCCCCCGTGGTATTCGGTGGGCGATGAGGTAGAGTACACACTCAACCCCAAAGGCAATATGAAAATCAGCAAGGGAACTGCCCCTTATATGGGTACAAGCGCTCCAGCGCATCAATCTGTTCCATCAAAGCCTAGCAGCAAAGATGAGCAAATCGCTCGCAGCGTAATTTTCAAGGGTGCTATTGACCTAGTATGCGCAAATGAGTTAGCGATGAAAGACATCTGTGCATTCATCAAAACCCATCTACCAACCCTTCTGGGGGAAGATGAGCAAAGTGGCTCAACATATAAAGACCACTTCTCAGAACAAAATCCTTTCTAAAAGTTGCCCCGCCTAGTGCGGGGCTTTTACTTTGCACAACTGCTAACACACCCCGCAATCGCCAAGAGTGGCGAGATATTTGACTACCTGCAAAAGGCCCGAGCAGGCAAGATCCCAGAGTCTTCCAAATTCGGCAATCCATCAATAGATGATTACCTGCGATTCAAGAAGGGTAATTTCATTGTAGTAACGGGACACGCCAATGTCGGCAAAACCCACACGATGCTCTATCTAATGCTAATGCATACGATAGAGAACGGCACGAAGTGGTTAATCTACTCAAGTGAGAATGATGTAAAAAGCATACAACGCAAACTGATAGAGTTCCTGTGCGGAACGCCAATCTCTCAGATAGACGATGTAACCTTCGCCCGCAAGTATGACTTCCTACAGGGCCATTTCGCTTTCATTGACCCAGAGAACCTATACGATGTATTCAACCTGCTGGAGACAATGGAGGAGATATATGATGAGTTCCAATATGATGGCGCACTTATAGACCCGTACAACTCTCTGACCATAAACCAAAAGCGTCTAGGGAAGGTGAGTACACACGACTATCACTACGAGGCTACCTCCTACCTGCGAGTCTTCTGCAAGAAACTGAATGTAACGGCTATCGTAAATACGCACCCAGCCACTCAAGCCCTCAGAAAATTGCATTACAAAGGGCATCCCTACGCGGAGCACCCTATGCCCCCGATGGCCTCAGATGTGGAAGGAGGCGGAAAATTCGTGAACCGAGCAGACGAGTTTATAGTCGTACACCGATACACTCAACACGAAACGGATTGGATATTTACTGATATACACATTCGCAAGGTCAAGGAACTAGAAACAGGAGGCCGCCCAACGCCATTGGACCGACCCATACGGATGGAGTCAATGAAATTCAATGTGGGGTATCTTATGGGTTACCAATCTCTTATTACCTTGCCCAAACTAAAAGACGATAAAGATGTTCCCTTCTGACCCCTCCTTCAATGAAATGTATGTACGCGAGCACCAACTCAGAATGGGGGGTGTGATGCTATGGCTGAAGGAACTAGCCGATGACCAAGATCCAAAGCTAGCGAATGAGATAATCAATAATCTTATTGAACTGATAGAAGTAGATAACATACTATCCTACTTCGTGAACTACGAGCGTTCCTGCAATGATATGCTCAACAAAGCACGGCTACAGAACGCCAAGCAGATAATGGAAATAAACACACTAAAAGATGAAATCAAAGCACTACAACACGCACTTGACGAAGCGGCAAAGAACCTTTAACAACTTCCAACCTAAAGACTTTCTGGTAAATAAGGATGGGGAGATATTTGAGGTGCTGGGTAAACTAACATACTTCTGCAAAGAATGCGATTGCAGAGGAAATGACCAATGCGACAATGCGCTACAGATGGGCGAATACACCCTACAATCAGTCCAGAAGCGCACTAAATACGAAGTAAGCGCACTCTATGTGCAGGAAAAGTATCAAGAAGGGGAAATCAAAGAAATCACATATACCAAAGGACAATGGAAGTAGGACAATTATTTGCAGCCAAAGAAACATTCTTTAACCATATCAAAGTAAGAGACGATTCATCTCGCAAGCGCCCATTGGTATACGCTAGAGTAGCCTTTGCTACGGCATTTAAGAAGTACGCAGGACCAAGCAAAATGGGAAGGGTTCTGGGGCGCGATCACGCGAGCATCATTCACTATCATCACAACCACAACAAACTGATTAAATACGAGGATTACGCCAAGATCTATGACTATGCAACCGAATACAGAGATGCTATTTTGCAGGGTGAAGATTTGCCCTTTATGGACATAGAAAGTCTGATTGAGGTAATTAAGGATTTGCGTGCTGAATTACGACTTGAGCAAGAAAAGGTGGCGAAGATGTATATTTACAAGGAAAAAATAGAAGCCCTAAAGAATCTGATATGACATTTCGCATCTCCCCCCTGCTAGGATTTATGGTTGGACTCAATTATTTAGATTGGGGCGAGAGTGGATATGAAGAAATAGGTCATAGACACGAATTCCAGATAGGGATTGGCGTATTTATTGTTCAAGTAATCTGGTGATACTAGACCTCGCAGTTCAGAAGCACGATGAATGGCTTAGAATGGCCAAGTCCTTCGGCTGCGATGAACACTCGGCTCAAGATCTGGTGCAGGATATGTACCTGCGACTACACCGATATGTTGAGAATCCCGAAAGGGTGATGCACGGAGACGAGATAAACACCTATTTCGTCTTTGTCGTTTTACGGAATCTATATATCACGCAGGCCAAAGCATCTGTGATTGACTATCTGGAGGATATGTCTGACCTAGATGGCTCATATTCAGATGCGGATTGGGAGTCAGAGGGTATATTTAACGAACTGATAGATGACATCTGGAAGGAAGTAGAGAAATGGCATTGGTATGACACCAAGATGTTCAAGATCTACCACAAGTCTCCTATGACCATCAAGAACATAAGTGAGGAAACAAAAATTAGTGAGCGTTCAATCTGGAATACACTAGACAATGGAAGAAAAAAAATCCAAATCAACTGCCGCAAAGCCTACCAAGCGTGGAAGACCCAAGAAGAAAAGTCTGGGGGTTGGTGATACGATTGAGAAGGTAACAACGGCAACGGGAATTAAGGCAGCCGTAGATTGGTTTGCTGAAGCTACAGGCGTTGATTGCGGCTGCGATGCCCGCAAGGAGAAATTAAACAAACTATTCCCCTATAAGAAGCCAGAGTGCCTCACCAAAGAGGAGTACGATTTTATCGCATTTGCGAGCACTTTGCGTATCGTAGGTATGGTAGAGCAGAAACAAGTAAATACCATCTATAATCGCGTATTTCACGACAGGGTGCAGGCAACAAATTGCGGTTCGTGTCTGGCTGGACGAATAGACGAGTTGATGTCCGTTAAAAGCGCATACGATGAGCAAGGATAGGTCGTACAACGCTCAATGGTACACGAACGATAAGCGCAAAGAACATTGCCTATCCATAGCCGAAGACGGGGAGCAGTTATTTCGCTCTCTAACGGGCGCTAAGCAGGGTACATTTGAGCAAGACCTATCACATATTGACTGCTTCTGGAACGGCAAGGCCGTAGATGTAAAGGGGCTAAAGCCAATGCACAAGAAAGGATTTATCCTCATTGAGATGATAAACACTTGGGGCACTACGGGTTGGTGTGCGAAGGGCAGTAAGGCTGACTACATAGCCTTTCAGTTCCCAGAGGAGTTTATCATAGTATCAAAGAATGACCTTCGGGAGTTGGCGATTATGCTATGTCCCCCATTTGATATAGACAAAGTGCACAGAGAAAACTTTGTTAAGCCATCTGACGCCCTATACAAATGGGTAGGCCGAGAATATAAGAAAGACATATTCACTTACATAACCCTTGAAGATCTAAAGACTATTAACCACGAAATTCTAACCTATGCCACTTCCTAAACCCAACGGAGAATCCCAAGATGAATTCATAAGCCGATGTATGTCAGAGTTAAAGGGTGAGTTCCCAGACCAAGATCAAAGACTAGCGATATGTTACACCCAATGGAGAGGCGAATAGCCTCTCTTTTTATTTGAAATAGGTCATTGCATATAAATTTTTATGCAAATCATTGAAAATTAGAAAACTATAATTACTTTAGTTGTGTACTAAAACACACACTAATGAAAAAGTACCGATACACACACACCGATGGGGAGGAGCAAATTATTACTGCTCGCTTTACCAAGAAGGAACTGACGATGATTCGCTACGCCCTATTCATATATGATGACTCCTGTATGAATGAGGATAACGAGAATACAGAATCCGATATGCTGCGCAAAGCATCATACATCATTGACGCAAAATGCCGACTAAAGGGCGTGAGCAACGATGACTACGCAAAGTTTGTTGACAAATACATTCCCTAAACTATGAAAAAACCACGCACTATTGAAGATCTAAAAGCATACGCTTTTGGCTTCACCCTAATAGGAATTGCATTCCTATCACCATTCGCAATTATGGCAATCATTAAATCACTACTACAATGATTAAGTTACTAGTTTCTTACACCGAGCAATGCGGCATCTTCTATGCAGCCTATGTATATGTTGATGGCGAAAGAGTCAAAAAGATTTATTGGCTTCACGAACTCAATGACGCACTATCCCATTGGGGTATAGAGTTTCCTCGCCTTCACGCTGATGGCGCAAAAGAGGCTTGGGACAAGGCAAAGGCACTTGTGCCATTTGAAGTAGAAGTTGATGACTTAATGGATGTATCGTGATTACAGAAAAATACTTTCACATTGAAATGATAACCCCTCGCTCTTGGAGTCATACTCCAGAGCAGGGTGAGGTGGTCGCTGAGTTTGAGGCCGTGTGCCCAGAAACAGACAATCTGATTTTGACCATTCCGCTACACGAAGACTTCTTTGACTTCGCCAAAGCCTATTGCGAGCAGTACCGAGAATACATTCAAAACAAAATAAAGTGATACTCCTATTTGATGCCGATAGTTTGATTTTCGCGGCCTGCTGCAAGCAGCGCGATGAGTACGATGACTCGCCCTACTATTCGGACATTGAAGACGCAATAGCCAAGTATGAGGAGCATTTTATGAAGATCATAAATGACATCAACGAGTTATATCC